ACCAACAAAAGATTTTATATTACAAGCGGGTGGTAATAATTTAGTATTTACAACTGCTCCAGATTCAAATGACTCATGTTTTGCGATATCTATAGGCGGAAATGCTGGTGATGCAGTAGGAACAGGAAGTATTACAGAAGACAAGCTCGCGGCAAACTTAAAAACATTTGATGAATTTACAAGAATATTTCAAGGTGAGTCAGATAGTTGTACATTATCATTTACACCATCAGCAAAAGGTGCTTTATTAGTTTCAATAGATGGTGTAATACAAGCACAGAATAACTTTACTCTAAGTGGCGATACTATATCTTTTGACTCAGCACTTGATTCAGACTCAATATTAAGAGTTGTAGATCTTGGAATTAAAAGTGCAGTATTTGTACCAGTCGATGGATCGGTAACATCAGGAAAACTGGCAGATGCATCTGTAAAAGTTTCAAATCTTGATTCATCAATAGTAATAAATAATGTGCCAATACGAGTTAATACACAAAACATTATAAGTAGTATTACAGTAGATTCAGGAAAGAACGCATCAGTGATAGGACCAATAACAATAGACTCAGGAGTTAACATAACAGTTAACGGAAACTTTACGGTGATATAATGGCAGGAATAGTAGGACTTACAGAATTACAACATACTAATGCAACTAGTGCTATGACTATTGATGCGAGTGGTAATTTAACTGTAAAAACAGGTACAACTACAGTAAAAGGTGAAGGTACTAATAATACAAACTTACAACAAGGATTGGCGAAGGCATGGGCTAGTTTTAATGGTAGCAGTGATGCTATTGGAGATTCATTTAATACTTCTGGTATAACAGATAATGGGTCGGCAGACTATAGTGTAGGATTTACCACTAATATGGGAAATGCAAATTATTCAATGTATCAATGTGGTGGTTATTCTGGTAACTCTGGCTATACTGCTATGATTTACGCAACCTCTACAAATGAAGCAGAGTTTAGGTCTGTATATGATGATAATACTTTATATGAATTTTCATTACAAACCTGTGCAATGTTTGGAGATTTAGCATGACCGGTCAAATAAATGTAAATAAGATTGCGGCAAGAAGCGGAAACACTATTACGATTAACAGTGGTGATAAGATAAGTGGAGCTGCAGGATCTATAGTTGCACCGGGTCAGGTAATACAAACGGTTGTCAGTCAGTTTAATACTCCCACATCTATTTCTACTGCAAGTTTTACATCTACTGGTCATTCAGTAACTATTACACCAAAATCTGCCACTAGTAAAATACTACTTACTTGCTTTGGCGGTCACGCTTGGAACGGAAACAATTCAAATAAAGTTAGATGCTTTACGATATATAGAGGTTCTACCGATTTAGGTCACGGCACTGCTGGTTTATGGACGCATTACTGTAATGCTTATAATGCACAACCGCACGCAGGTTCTGTTTTAGATTCACCAAATACAACGAGCGCTACGACTTATACAGTTTATTTCAGAGGCCAAGACACCTCAACACAATGGTATACTGTTGATATTGGTGGCGGTGGAGCCGGCTCTAGCAACGTTCCTACAGTAACCTTGACTGCAATGGAGATCGCACAATGAGTACGATATTTGCTGATAATTTTAAAAATACATCTGGTGGAGATCCTGTTAATATTAATGAAGTTAAAACCGATAAGATAACTGGTAAGACTACTGCAGGTTCTGTAACTGTACAAGGTGAAGGCACTGCTACAACTAATCTACAACAAGGGTTAAGCAAACATTGGGTTTCTGTAAATATGTCTACAGCTGCAGTTAATGATTCATTTAATGCTGGTTCAATTACAGACAATGGTACAGGCGATTTTACTAACACTTTAACTAATCCTGCAACTAATGCGCATTATGCAAATACGATGGGTTCTTTGTATGTTGCGGCTTGGGGCCAGATAGGTTTTTTTAGAACTAATACAGCAAGAACAACTGCTTTATATCGAACTGGTTCAGTAAATTATCATACCAATGGAAATGCTACAGATAGTCCACAAATGGATACATCTATAGATGGAGACTTAGCGTAATGCCGATACAAAGATCAAAAGTAAAAAGTACAAATGTAACAGGAAAGTTAGGAGCTAGTAGCATTAATCTTGCAGATACTTTTGCATTTACTGGAACTGTAACTGGGGCTAGTAATTTTGTAAAAGTATCAGGCACAACATCTACTGGAACTGCACAAGGTACAGATCTTACTGCTTTAGAAATAGATTTGCCCGTAACTACAGATTTTGAATATCTTAAATTAATTTTAAGACTTAGAGCAGAAACAACGTCAGAGCAGTACTGGCAAATGCAGGTAAGAGACGATGCTACAGATTCGTATAAGACTGGAGCTTCGGACTACATATATATGTGCCATGGTGGTTATTTAAATACTGGTGCAGGTGCTAGTGGCACTCACGCGCATGGAGATACAAATGGTATTAGCTATATAAGATATGCTGGTGGATTTTCTGGAGATGGTAGTGAAGAAGAAGAACTTTGTTACTTAGATATTGACATTTATAATAATGTTGGTACTACTCGAGGACCAAGATTTTATGGTCGTAGACAAGCTGAAAATAGAAGCACTGATGAATGGACATATACAGATATTACAACTGGTATTGTATCATCAAATATACAGGTTGATAGAATAAAATTTTATCTAAGTGGTGGCGGAGAATTTTCAAATTTTGGTCATACATTATATAAGATAACAAGATAGTATAAATAGTCATATTAAAAGGAGAACTTAAATGAAATATGATATCGCAGCCGCACTACAGGCTTTAAAACCGGGTGCAGAGTGGGTACTTAGAGGTAGCGAATTCTCAGGATTAGAATGGTTAGATAAAAAACAAACTGTTCCAACTGAGGCACAAGTTACTGCACAAATAAAAACTATGGATGACGCAGAAGCAGCAAGACTCTTAAGAGTTGAGAGAGACGCTAAGCTGGCAGCACTTGACTGGGAAGTTGTAAAGGCTTACTCAAATGGTGCAGCAGTAGATGCTAAACTTAAGACTTACATGCAAGCATTAAGAGACTTACCTGCGAGTGCAAGTCCTACAACAGATGCATCTGGGGAATTAGTTGACTCATCAATAACTTGGCCAACAAGAGCTAGTTAATGACGAGGGCAAGAGAGACTGCTAAATCTGGATTTCTTACGGAAAAGACATTTCCGACAGGATCGAATATTGTCTTTCGCTTGAATGATAATAATTTAGATACGAGCATCACAATTGCTGCAGATAAGAATGCAATGGTTGCAGGTCCTCTTTCAATTGATAGTGGTCAGACGTTAACATTACAAGGTAACTTAAGTATAGTATAATGGCAAGTATTTTAAAAGTAGATAAGATCAGAGGTACAGGACTCGACAGTGATACTATAACCCTTGACGGTAGTGGTAACATCACGATTCCAAAGAACGTTACTTTCACCGGTACGACTACAGGTGCTGGTTCAGTAACCTTATTAAAGACAGTTACCCCGTCAAGCGTATCAAGTGTAGACTTTGTTCATGGCAGCGGTGGAGTTGTATTAGACAGTACTTATAAAAGATATGAAATACAGATAGATACTTTAGTTCCTGCTTCAGCGGGTCCATACTTTGGTATTTTCTTAAGTCAAAATAGCGGAACCTCATATGGAGGAAACGATACGTACATGTGTATAAACTGGAGGTATTATACTAATAGTAGTACAACGGGTACGCAGGCTCAACATAATCCAAATTTTTGTTGTTTTCATGATGCACAGGTAAGTTCTACTGCTAGTAACGGTGGAATTAGTGGAAAGGTCGTGTTTTCCGGAGCAGGAACTGCACATAGACAAGTTTTTAAATCAGATCTTTATACGTATGGACATAACAGCTATAATATTTTTTCAGAATGCGTTGGTAGTTTAAAAAACAGTAATGCCGTTAATGGAGTTAGAGTGGCATTTAATAGCGGCAATATAGCCAGCGGAACAGTTAAATTATTTGGATATAAGTAATGAGTAAATTAGTAGTAACAAATATCGAAACTCAGAACATTAAGTTTGATTCTGACACCACGGCTTTTACTATAGCTTCTGATGGTACAGTATCTGGAACTGGTGACAATGCCACAATGGTGCTTTTAAGAAAAATTACGGCTAGTAGTGTAAGTTCTATAGAATTTATACACGGTAGTAATGGTGTTGTTTTAGATTCAACTTACTCAAGATATGAAATAACTATAGATACAATGATTCCAGCTAACGCTCAAAACTTAAGAGTTTATGGAAGTAGTAATGGTGGTTCTTCTTATTATGGAGATAGTACATATAATACTATGGTCCATAGAAGTTATACAAATGGTTCGTCAACTGCTACTGATATAAATTATCATAATGATTCTCTTGCTACTACTCTTAGTACTATACCCTTTGCTGCAAATAAAGGTGGAGTAGATGGAAAGATTGTAGTTACAAATCTAGGCACAGCGCATAGAACACTATTTAATACTGAATTTTGGTATTTTGATACCTCTTCATATTATACAAATGTTAATTGTATTGGTGCTGTAGAATCTAATGGGGATGCTTTTAATGCAATTAAAATAGCTATGACGAGTGGTAATATTGCTAGTGGCACATTTAAATTATACGGAATTAAATAAGGAGATAAAAATGACAAGATTTAAAATGGTAAACGGAGAAAGAATCCAGTTTACTGCAGAAGAAGAAACAGCGAGAGATGCTGAAGAAAAAGAATGGTCTGACGGTGCTCCTGCACGAAGAATGGAAGACTTAAGAACACGACGTAATCAACTCTTAACCGATTGTGATTATATGGGAAACTCTGATGTCACAATGACAGATGCATGGAAGACATATAGACAAGCTCTTAGAGATATAACAAAAACAACGCCAGCTGATGATGCGTTAAGTAACATTACATGGCCAACAAAACCGTAGGTTAAAATGGTAAGCACACTTAAAGTAAATAAGATACAGATACCTAATAGTGACAGTGACGTTATATCGCTTGATGCTACTACTGGTAACATTACAATTAATAAAGTTATTAATTCTCCTAATAACCCGTGTTTTCATGTAGCAAAAAATCAAGATCAATCAATTTCTGATGGTACTGTGACAGCTGTAACTTTTGAGTCAACTACTGATGGTGGAGACAGCGGTCAAATTATTAATAAAGGTGGTTTATTTGCGAATAATAAATTTACAGTAACAGCTGCAACAACTGGAATATATTATTTTTACACTTCTTTGTTTACACAATCTGCAGGTGTCCTCTCAGATTCATACGTTTTTTTTAGAAAAAATGGTAGCACCCAGATGCAAACGGCTATTGGTAGTTTTAGTTTTGGAGCTTATGCTTACAACTTTCAAATTTATGGAAATATTAATTTAGATACTGCAGGAGATTATATTGAAGTAGCGATAGACTGCGACCAAGCAGGTGGTAATGCACTTAACGTTAATTATAATGCAGGGTATCAACGAACAGAATTCGGAGGTTACAAAGTAAGCTAATGGCACTAAGTAGAATTGGAAAAAGTATAGGATTTAAAATTACACTGAAGACTGTAACTGCAAATACAACTATCGAGGCTACAGAGAACGCGATGATAGCAGGACCAATTACAGTTGCGAGTGGAGTAACACTGACAGTTAACAGTGGAGGAAGGTTAGTAGTCGTATGAGTACTTTAGGTATTGAAAACATAGAACATACTAATGGTACTACGGCCATGACTGTTAGTGATGGCGGTGTAGTCACATTTAATAATCCACCAGGTCTTAAAACAAGCTTTGTATCTGTTTATGCTCAAGGAACTTCTGGTTATGTTACTGGAAGTACTGGTGACTTTTTACCTTTAAGTGCAGTTTATCAACACAAAGGTACTGGTAATGCTGATTATAATACATCAACTTATAAATATACAGCACCAGTTAACGGCATCTATCAAATAAATTTGAGTTTGATTGTACAATCTACAAGTATATCTACTCATTATGAGTTAAATGTTGATGGAACAAATCAGTTTGTTTTCGCTTGGAGTACTGGTAGCAGAGTTTCTATGGGCTCTACATCTTTTTACTTAAATGCAGGACAAGTTGTTGGTTTTAGAAATGGTAATAATGCAGGGTATTATAGACATTCTGCAAGTTTGCCAAGTAATGACCATTATACAGTAGGCTCATACTGTTTATTGCAGGAGGTAACATGAGTATACTTAGAACAAATCAAATACAAGATACGTCTAGTAATTCTGCTATGATGATAGGATAAAGATATGCCAAGTCAAATAAAAGTAGATGAAATTAAAAACGTTACAGGGACAAGTGGAAGTTATACTTTTAATGAGTTAACAAATACTACTGTTAAAACCAACACTTTAAAAGGAACTACAACTGCAGGTTCTGTAACTGTACAAGGTGAAGGTACTGCCACAACTAATCTACAACAAGGGTTAGCAAAGACATGGATTAGGTTTAATCAAACTGGAACACCTGCTATAGCAAATAGCTTTAATATTGCTAGTATTGTTGATGGTGGCACTGGTGATACAACCCTTACTATAGCTAATGATTATGCTAATGTAAATTATTCTATTAGTGCTTCAAATGATGACACAGCAGTTACTAATCAAGTAGTAGCAGCTGATGTGTTTACTGTTTCTTATAGACAAAGGTCGGTGGATGGAAATAACTCTTTAATAGACTCACCGATATGTTACACTGCAACATTTGGAGACTTAGCATGAGTACAATAGTAGGAACAAATATTGAAGTTACAAATCTGAAGTATGACTCTGACACGACCTCTATGATTATATCAAATGCTGGTCAGGTTACGATACAAGGTGAAGGTAGTGCTACCACTAATTTACAACAAGGGATTGCAAAACAGTGGGTATTACAAAAACAAAAAACTTCTCATTCAACACTTGATAGTTTTAACACTTCATCTGTAGACGACCATGCAACAGCTGTTATTGAGCCAAAATTTACTAGCAACATGGCATCTAATAATTATGTACTAACAGGCGGTTTGGCTTCAGGAATTTATAATGGTTGCATGATGATGCCTTCTTCAAATGGTGGTGATGAAACATGGGATGTTGCAACAACTGGATATTATGTCTCTGGAAGAGGAAACGGTGCTAACTATACCTTGTACGTTGATGTTGAAAGAGTTCCAGTTGCAGTACACGGAGACCTCGCATGAGTACATTAGTTATAGATACAATACAAGGTAAAACAACTGCAGGTTCTGTTAACGTTCGTGGTGAAGGTTCGAATAATACAAACTTACAACAAGGTTTAATCAAAGCTTGGGGAAACTTTGATGGAAGTGGTACTGCAGGAATTAACGATAGTTTTAATATGGATGCTCTTACGGACAATGGCACAGGTAATTATACTATGAACATAACAAATGATTTTGCAAACGCTCACGGTTGTATGAGTGGTTACAGTATAATGGACGGATTGTGTTATGGAGATGTTAATAACGTTTCTAGTACAGGAAGTTTTAGAATGAGAGTTGTTGTAGGTCATAGTAATAGTGGAATGGATCCGGACGAGTTTCATACACAAATGGCAGGAGATTTAGCATGATAATTGAAACACCTGAATTTCAGGGAACACATTTATGGGAGCGATTACACTGGGCAAAAGATAAATTAGAAGGTGTACAAAGCGATTACAGAGTTGTTTGGGAAGATCCAAACGAACCTGATGCACCAGCAAAGATTACGGTACCAGATCCAAACTGGATGGCTTGTGCTTTACAAGGTGGCATACTTCCACCAGTAGAAGTTTATTGGGAACTGAAGAAAGATGAGGCACAACCAGATTTTAAGAAACATACAAGAGGTTATCTACTACATAATACAAAACCGGTTGATAAGATGACTGAAGAAGAAGCAATTGAGTATTTAATAATGAAAGACATACCAGAACATGTATGGAAAGACTATGATAAATCTAATCGTAGAAGACTTATTATTTGTAAAACAAGTAATCTTCCTGGGCATAGAACGTGGCGTAATTCGTGGAAGATTAATCAAGAGCTAGTAGCATAAGGAGAGAGAAATGACTACAATGATTCAAGACAAGAATGGTGTAATTGCTGCAGCACCGTCGTCAGTACCAGACAGGCACTTTCGAAACGCATGGATGTTTGACAGTGCTCAGACAGCTATCACTGAAGATATAACTGAGGCTAAAAAAATATTTCAAGATAAGATAAGACAAGTCAGAGGACCTCTTTTAGATGCAGAAGATGTTATATACATGAAAGCATTAGAAGCCGATGATGCATCTGCTAAAACTGCAAGTGTAGCTAAGAAAAAGAAACTTAGAGATGCTCCTGCAGCAAGTGCTATCACAAGCGCAGATACAATCGATAAGTTAAAAGCCGCATGGGACAGTGATGTTTTAGGAGCGAGTCCTTATAAATAGAATAAAATAAGGATTTAAGTAATGGCAGCTCCTAATTCAAGAGGCACTTTAGCCGATTATTGCAAAAGACGTTTAGGCGAACCAGTTATCGAAGTCAATATTGACGAAGATCAAGTGGAAGATCGTATAGACGAAGCGCTACAGTATTACAGAGAATTTCATTCTGATGCAACTGTAAGAACGTATCTTAAGCATTTAGTTACAGCTACCGATGTCACTAACCAGTATATACCTTTAGCAAATAATATAATATTTGTTTCTAAGATGTTTCCTGTTGCAGGCGGTATTGTTGGAGGTAGCGGAATGTTTGATATAAAATATCAAATGATGCTAAATAATATTCATGATTTAATGAACTTTGCTGGCGACCTAGCATACTATGAGCAAATGCAACAGTATCTCTCAACATTAGACATGAAATTAAATGGTACACCACAAGTTCAGTTTTCTAGAAGACAAAATAGACTTTATGTATTTGGCGATTTTATTGATGGCGATATTCAAGAAGGTGATTACATTGTAGCTGAAGTTTATACAGAAATTAGTGATAGCGACCACACTTCTATATTTAATGATATGTTTGTAAAAGAATATACTACTGCGTTAATTAAACAACAATGGGGTCAAAACTTAATTAAGTTTGAAGGAATGCAATTGCCAGGAGGAGTTATTCTAAACGGAAGACAAATATATGATGATGCCACTGCAGAAATAGCAACTCTAAGAGAAAACATAAGATTAGAACACGAATTTCCACCAGACTTTTTCGTAGGTTAACATGGCAACCAGTTTATACTTCAGTCAAAAAGTAAAGTCAGAGCAAAACCTCTATGAAGATATAGTCATTGAGGCATTAAAGACCTATGGCCAAGACGTGTATTATTTACCGCGTGATATTGTAAATGAGGACACTATACTTGGTGACGACCCAGTTTCAAGTTTTAATTCATCTTATATGTTAGAAATGTATATTGAAAATACAGAAGGTTTTGAAGGTGAAGGAGATTTGTTTACAAGATTTGGAGTAGAAATACGAGATGAAGCTACATTTGTAGTATCAAGAAGAAGATGGTCTGATGCTGTTTCAAGATATGATAATGAAATAACAATAGATAGACCTGCAGAAGGTGACGTAATATATCTTCCTTTAAGTAAATCTTTTTTTCAGATATCTCATGTAGAACATGAACAACCTTTTTATCAATTAAGTAATCTACCAGTATTTAAAATGAGATGTCAACTATATGAATACACTGGAGAAAATATTAACACTGGTGTTGATGTACTTGATGATCTAGATGCTAAGTACGCATACAAATATATTTTAAGTCTTAATAATATTAGAGACAGTGCACAACTAACAGCAACATTAAATTCAGGTTTACTAGCTAGTGTATCTATTGCAGATAGCGGTAATGGTTATTATGCAGTTCCAGCTGTTCAAATTATTGATTCAACTGGAGTTGGTGGTGCAGTTTCTGTTACAGTTGATAGTAATAGCGGTGAAATTAATGGAGCGACTATAACAAATCCAGGTACTGGTTATAGTAACCCATCATTTATTTTTTCCAGTCCTGCACCTACATTATTTAAAGTTGGTGAAACAATAATATCTCCAAGTGGTACTAGTACTATGAGAGGCGAGGTTATTAAATATTCTGATTCAGACAACAAGATTCATATCATTCATGCTGGGGCAGATGATGGTAAATACCACACTTTTGCAGCAGGAAAGAAAGTTGTTGGATTAACTACAGGTGCTGGTGGAGTGATTACTTTAGTAGTAGAAGATAATCAATTATCTAATAACGAACAAAACGATGATTTTTCAACTGGAGCAGATTTCATTGACTTTAGTGAATCTAATCCATTCGGCGATGTGAGTAATAACTAATGTTTGGTGGACACTTTTATCATTCCAAAACTAAAAAAGCAGTTGCTTTATTTGGTAGACTATTTAATAACTTATATGTTATTAGACAAAATTCATCTGGGGCAGTGATAAGTCAACTCAAAGTTCCGTTATCGTATGCACCAAAACAAAAGTATCTTGAAAGAATAAGAGAAAATCCAAGTTTAACAGATGATACTCAAGTTGCTATTAAACTTCCTAGATTATCTTTTGAAATTACTTCTATTGCGTATGATCCTACAAGGCAGTTAACTAAAGTTGGAAATTTTACTACAACTTCTTCTACAGGTGATACAACTAAAAGACAAAAGTTTTTTACGCCTGTACCATATACAATAAATTTTCAGTTAAATGCATATGCTAAATCACAAGATGACGCATTACAGATCATAGAGCAAATTATTC